AATCGTATGTGGGATGGTAAGATAAGATTATTTTCACAAAAGACCAAAGAGATATACTTTGGATTATTTCCTTACATTAAAGCATTTGCCGAAGAAAGAGAATATCATATTGTCTGTGGTAAAGATGTTGAAGTAAAAAATAAAGTAGATAAAGATATTGTTGAGAAGTTTTCTAATAGTCTAGGTCAAAAATTTGAAGCAAGAGATTATCAAGTAGACGCTATATATCACAGTTTAAAGTACAATAGGGCACTCCTACTTAGTCCTACAGCATCAGGTAAGTCTTTCATCATCTATGCTCTCATTCGTTACTATACACATCTAATTAAAGATGAGACTAACAATCGAATATTACTAATTGTACCTACAACCTCATTGGTTGAGCAGATGTATTCTGACTTTAAATCATATGGCTGGAATGTAGAAAAAAATTGTCATAGACTGTATAGTGGTTATTCTAATCAAACAGATAAAAAAGTTTTAATATCTACATGGCAAAGTTTATATAAGTTACCGAAAGAATATTTTGACCAGTTCGGTGTAGTGTTTGGTGATGAAGCTCATTTATTTAAATCTAAATCATTGACAGAGATTATGTCTAAACTTATTGATTGTAAATATAGAATAGGTCTAACAGGAACACTTGATGGTGCTCAGACACACAAATTAGTATTAGAAGGATTGTTTGGTGCTGTAAATAAAGTTACATCTACTAGAAAACTTATGGACAAACAACAGCTGTCAAATCTTGTTGTTCGTTGTTTAATATTAAAACATACAGATGAAAACTCTAAGATAGTTTCAAATGGTAAGTATCAAGATGAAATAGATTACTTAGTAAGTAGCAGACCAAGACAAAATTTCATTCGTAATCTAGCACTTAAATTAAAAGGCAATACTTTGGTGTTATTTCAGTTAGTCGAAAAACATGGTAAAGATTTACATAAGATAATAAAAGAAAAGGCTGAAGAAGGTCGAAAAGTTTTTTATATCTTTGGCGGTGTAGAAGCAGACGAAAGAGAAGCAATAAGAGGTATAGTAGAAAAAGAAAAGAATGCTGTTATCGTTGCAAGTTATGGCACATTCTCTACTGGTGTTAATATTAAAAACTTACACAATATTATATTTGCTAGTCCATCTAAAAGTAGAATAAGAAACCTACAGTCTATAGGCCGTGGGTTAAGATTAGGCGACAATAAGGTTAATGCTACATTGTATGATATAGCAGATAATCTAACTTATAAATCAAAAGAAAACTTTACACTAAAACATTTCCAAGAAAGGATAAACATTTATACCGAGGAAGAATTTGAGTATGAGATACACAATATCGACTTGAAGGAATAGATAAATAGTTATATGGATAAATTAATAGAACAACCTAATGCTAATGTAGTTGATTATCGAATAGTTCGCTTGTCTGATGGTAGCACACTTGTCGGTAGCATATCAATAGACAAAGACTTTTTAAGAATACACAATCCATTAGAATTAAAAACAACACCTAGAATTACAAGTGAAGGAGTAAAAGAAGATTCGGTATTATCACCGTGGATACCTTTTACAGAGGATAAATTATTTGTAATACCAAAAGAAAAAGTAGTTGTTATATCTAAGGCAGCAAAAGAATTAGCCAACTATTACGAAGTTGTATTACATAAACTCGCAAGTGTGAGAACGAAAGCAGTTTACTCTCCTGCTGAAATAGAAAGAATAATGCAGCTTGCAGATGAAATGGAAGCACAGTTAGAAGAAGAGAGAACAGAGGATGCGTTTGAAGAGTTAGATACTAAGACAGTACACTAAGCTTAACCCATCCCAAAGCGACTACATAGTCGATTATACACATAATCCTATCAATGTCAAGCACAACAAAAAAACTTATTGAGTTGCTTGCATTTTACTAAAAAATATAGTATAATACATTATAGAAAGTTGAAAATATTATGAAAAAAAACAAAGCACAAAAACCACATTATGTAGATAATAAAAAGTTTTTAGAGGCGATGATAGAGTACAGAGCAAGATGTACTAATGCTGAAGAACAAAAAGAAAGTAAGCCCGATGTTACGAATTATATTGGTGAGTGTTTTTTAAAGATTGCAAATCATTTATCTTATAGACCTAATTTTATTAACTACACATTCAGAGACGATATGATATCAGACGGTATAGAAAACTGTTTGCAATACATGAGTAATTTTAATCCAGACAAATCAAATAATCCCTTTGCATATTTTACACAGATAATTTATTATGCATTTATAAGAAGAATACAAAAAGAGAAAAAACAAATGCAGATTAAATCTAAGTTGATTGCTAATGCAGGTGCAGAAAATATGATGGACCAGTTAGCAGGAGATGATAAAGTATATCAAAGTCAAATGTTAGATTTCTTACAGAGAAACGCAATTAAAGAAGAAGAGCCAAAAAAAGAAATTAAAAAGAAATAGATTATGAAAATAGCACTACTTAACGACACCCACTTTGGTGCTCGTAATGACAGCAGTATATTTGATGAATACTTTTATAAGTTTTATGATGATATATTCTTTCCTTACTTAAAACAGCACAATATAAAAACACTTATACACTTAGGTGATATAGTTGATAGAAGAAAATATATTAACTATAGAATAGCACACAACCTAAGACATAAGTTTTTAGACAAGCTGTGGCAGAATAAAATAGATACACATATACTAATAGGTAATCATGACATCTATTATAGAAATACTAATAAAGTAAATGCTGTAAAAGAATTGTGTACAGCACCTGACGGTGTTAATGAGCCTTGGATATATGAAGAACCTAAAGTAGTAGACTTTGATGGTCTAAAAATACTAATGATGCCTTGGATTAATCCAGAGAACGAAGCAGATTCTTTAAATACTTTGAACACAGCAGAAGCTGACATATGTATGGGTCACTTTGATTTAAATGGATTTAGAATGATGGACTCAATAGTGCAAACACATGGGTACGATAAGAAGATTGTATCACGATTTGAAACAACATATAGTGGTCATTTTCACCATAAGAATGATGATGGTCAAGTATTCTATTTAGGTAGTCAATATGAAATGACATGGTCAGACTATAACAATCAAAAAGGATTTCATGTATTAGATACTGAAACAAGAGAAGTTGAGTTTGTTCCTAATCCACATATCATATTTAAAAAGTTAATGTACAATGATACTGAAACAAATTATGATAAGATGGATATATCAGACTACAATCAAAAGTTTATTAAGTTAGTTGTTGTTAGTAAAAAAGATAATCAAATGTTTGATAGATTACTTGATAGACTATACAATAAGATAAGTGTACATGAGCTTAAAATACTAGAAGATTATTCTGATCTTAATCATACCAATGTCAGCGATGATGTTGTTGAAGGATCTGAAGATACAATTACGCTTGTTAATAATTATGTAGATCAGTTGCCTGTTGATTTAGATAAAGAGAAACTAAAAGTTATGATAAAAGAAAAGTTTATTGAGGCACAGGATAGTGATATAAAAGATGATAGTATTTAAAAAAGTAAGATATAAGAACTTTCTATCAACAGGACAACAGTTCATAGAAGTAGATTTAAACAAATCAAATGCCACATTAGTTGTTGGTGAAAATGGTGCAGGTAAATCTACTATGTTAGATGCTTTATGTTTTGGTTTATTTCAAAGAGCATTTAGAGCAATCAAGAAAGATCAATTGATTAATTCTATTAATGAAAAAGAATGTGTTGTTGAAGTAGAGTTTACAATAGGTAAAAAAGATTACAAGATTATAAGAGGTATCAAGCCTAATATATTTGAGATATGGTGTAATGGTGATATGTTAAATCAAGATGCAGCTCAAAGAGATTATCAAAAACATTTAGAATCAGTAATACTTAAATTAAACTTTAGATCATTTACACAGGTTGTAATATTAGGTAATGCTTCGTTTGTACCATTCATGCAATTAAGAGCAAGACATAGACGACAAGTAGTAGAAGAAATATTAGATATTGAAATCTTCTCTAAGATGAACCTACTGTTTAGAGAAAAACAAAAATCACAAGATGAGATAATCAAACAAACAGATTTCAATTATCAAATGGTAGATAGTAAGATTGACGATAAGAAAAAGTATATTGATGATATAGGTAATCGAAGTAAAGACCTAGTAGATTCTAAAAAATTAGAAGTAAAGAAATCACTTACCGATATAGAAAACTATGAAGAAGATATTAGAAAAGTTAGAACAGAGATTGCTGGTTTACAAAAAGAAATACTAGATGCCACAAAGATAAATGCTAAACATCAAAAATTACACACAATGGAAGCAAAGTTAGAAAACACTTGTAACAAACATAAGAAAGATTTAAGATTCTTTGAATCACATGATGATTGTCCTACCTGTCAACAAGTAATCGATAATGCATTTAAAACAACAATGATTGATAAAAAGAAAGATAAAGTTGTAGAGTTAGATTCAGCATTAGGTCAGATTGAAAAAGAAATCAAAACTACCGAGATGAAGCTTGATAATGTCAATAAGACAATGGTCTTAATAAGAGAAAAAGAGTTATTGATAAATCGTTTTGAAACATCTATAACTGAAATCAAAAAACAAAAAGAAAAAATACAAAACGAAATAGATAGTTTATCAAATGAAAATCAATCGACGGCTGTTCAGACAGGCGAACTAAATCAGTTACAAGAACAGTTGACCGATTTAGAAAAAGACAAGTTATCACAAAAAGAAGAAATGGTTTACATAGATACCGCTAGACATCTTATGCAAGATACAGGCATTAAAACTAAAATCATTAAACAATACTTACCAATAATGAATCAGTTTATTAATAAGAACTTGGCTAGTATGGACTTCTTTGTTAATTTTAGTTTAGATGAAGAATTTAACGAAACAATTAAATCTAGACACAGAGACGAATTTAACTATCATTCATTTAGTGAGGGTGAGAAGTTAAGAATAGATTTAGCAATACTATTTACATGGCGTGAAATTGCTAAACTAAAAAACTCTACAAATACAAATCTATTAATACTAGATGAAATATTTGATAGTTCATTAGATGCCTCTGGTACTGATGAATTTATGAGAATACTAAAGACCACTATGGATAAAGAAAGCGTTTTTGTTATATCTCATAAAGGCGATACTCTAATTGATAAGTTTCCTAGAGTAATGAAATTTGAGAAATATAAAAACTTTACAAGGATGGCAGAATAATGGCAGATAAACTAACACCAGAAAAGATAGAAGAAGCAGCAAAACACTTTGAGAATATACAAAAAGGTAAAGTGTTAATCAAACCTGAAGAAAAAACAGTTGACGATAAACTAAAAGATATGCATGAGTATCTAAAGAAAAAAGATCCAGAAACATATCCTTTAATACCACCGACAGACCCTAGACTATTAATGAAGATTGCACCTTTTACAGACGATATGTTAAAAGAGTTTAAGATTCTAGATAGAAAAGAACTATCAAAGAAAATGTTTAAGTCTATGTCAAAGTATGGCGGTATAGGCCTTTCAGGAAATCAAGTTGGTTTACCATTTCGTATGTTTGTTATGGGTGGTCATCCACAGATAGAAGATGGCAAAGAAAGAACAGTTTTTAATCCTATTGTCAATGATGTTAGTCCTGAAACAATTCTAATGAAAGAGGGTTGTTTATCTTTTCCTTTCTTATTCTTATCAATAAAAAGACCAAAGTGGGTAAATGTAAGATATACAGATGAGAATGGCGAAGAGGTTGAGGAGTTTCTACATGGTATGTCATCAAGAATATTTCAACATGAAAACGAACACATGAACGGATATATCTTTACAGATTTAGTTAGTAAGATAAAACTAGACAGAGGCAAAAAAGCACAAGCCAAACTAATTAAACAAACAATCAGAGATCAACAAGAAAGATTAAGACATGAAATTAAAACTAAATAGAGACTTCTTTGAAAGTGTTATAGATGTAGGAAGTGGATTCTTTTTATCTATCATTATACAGTTGACAATATTTCCTTTGTTTGATCTACACCCAACAATATTTGAAAACTTTTATATTGCAATAATATTTACAGTAGTTTCAATGACACGATCAACACTATGGCGAAGATATTTTAGAAAGAAAAAGTATGCATAAACCAGCAGTAATCATAGCACTAAAAGAAGAAGCAGTAGGTATTGAATATGACAACATTTATATAAGTGGTGTCGGTAAAGTAAATGCTACCATAACTACCATGAAAGCAATAAACGAAGGTGCCACAGAGATTATCAATTACGGAACAGCAGGTGCAGTTAATGATTTGCCCGGTATAGTTGAACCTTATAACTTTAGAAAAGGATTAGTTCATTGTACAGGTTTCGTTGATAGAGATATGGATGCTACATCTATGGGGTTTGAATTAGGCCAAACACCTTATGAGAAAGATGTAATGATAGGTTACACAGGATTGATATGTGGTACTGGTGATACTTTTGCTACAAAGAAACCTAATATAGATTGTGATATAGTTGATATGGAAGCATATGCAATTGCTAAAGTTTGTAATTTACATGATATATCATTTACTTGTTGGAAATATATTTCAGATAATGTAGATGAAAACTCACCTACTGAATTTACAGAACTTCTACACAATCTATCAAAAGGTAATAAAGAGTTCAATGTAAAACTAAAGGAACAATTAAAGCGATATGAAAACAATTAAAGATAGGGTTGATAACTTTTTTAAATGGGTCAAAGGCTCAGAGTTAGTTGAACTAACAGATATAGATGTTTCAGAGGATCCAGTTAGGCCTGAATTAGATTTAGAATTTAGAACAAGTTATGGTAGAAAGATTTATGGTCTAAAATATGAAGATAGTATTGAAGGTATTATATGTGTAGCATATATGAATGAGATACCACAGACAATAAGAGAGTTAGATATGTTAAGTAGACTTGCAAACAATACTGGCACTATTGCTGTTGCATATACTGTATGGTCTAGAAAAAGAGGTGCAGGTAGACAGATCATAGAAAAGTTTTTAGACTTTATAAAAGACCAAAATCAAATAACACAGTTGGTTACATTGTCGCCACTCACACCTATGGCTACACATTTTCATATAAGTAATGGGGCAAAGTTGTTACAGATTAATTCAGAAACACAAAACTTTGAGTATCAATGGCGATTAATAAATTAGAATACGAAAAATTAAAAGAGTATTATGACTTTCAAAGAAAGAAAGAATACAATAGAGAACAATTAATACATGCTATAAAACATATAACTAATAAAGCAGATATTGAAATATACTTTGACGAAGTATGGGCTAGACTTAAAGAAAAAGATTATCAATCACCACCAGACGATTGGGTGCCAGAAGATTCACAATGGCAAATAGAAGGAGAAAAGTAAGATGAA